ACGAAAGTTACAGTAGACACCTATGGGCGTGTTACAGTTGGTGATAATCCTACCACATTGGCAGGATATGGGATTACGGACGCATATACGAAAACTGAAACCGATGGAAAATACGTAACTATTGCCACGGCTCAAACTATATCCGGGCAGAAAACTTTCACCAAGAATATTTTGATGAATAGCGGCATCGGTCTGTCTTATAGTGGAAATACCGTTTTCCGTAACACATCGGGTAATACCGTCATATCAAGCTATGGAAGCGAGGGAATGATTTATTTCCGTCCTAATGGAGATACATCTGACGTTGGAGTGATACAGATAAACAAACAAGGATACCTCAATGGTGTTTCCGCAGGATTCACAGGTGGTGTTTCCGCAGCACGACTTAAAGCAAATGAATATATACAGATAGGAGATGCTTACTTGAAATGGGATGCCGCAAACAATGCCGTGTATGTGATTAAAAAAGACGGTACAACTCCTGTGGGATTCTACTCTACTGATTGGCTGTCCGCTAAAGGGTTATCCACGTCCGGAGCACAGACCGGAACTCTTGATAGTCTTAATGATGTGGAAATAACAGACCCTACAAACGGACAGGCGTTGAAGTATGATGCTGCATCAAAAAAATGGGTGAACGGAACCATTGATTCTTTCAATGTAAACCAGATGTGGGCTGAACTGAAAAAGGCTGATTCAAGTAAAATCATAGATGCAAGTCATATCCCTACTTCCGTATTGGACGGTAGATGGGTGAAAAAGACTGGCGATACTATGACCGGAACACTTACTTCCGCATCTTCTTCCGGCTCAATCGTATTCAAGGGAGTGGAAAATTGTGATATTACCAATATCTATAAAGATAACGGAGTTATCAGGAACGATGATGGAGGGTTTACTTCTATAAGAAACGGATTAAGGTTCAACTGGTATGACACATACTGGTACATAGGAAACCTTAGAGGCAGCAGTACGGAAAGTGCAGGATTTGGTGTCGTAGACCATAACAACAAGCTGGTTTTACGTGTCACTCCAAATGATGTAAGAGCACCGAGATTCATGTCGACTGTCGCAACTGGTACAGCACCTTTTACGGTTAGTAGCACTACGCAGGTAAGTAATTTGAACGCTGACCTGTTAGACGATAGACATGGAGCATACTATCAGAACCGTGTGTGTGATACTTTTGTTTCACAGTATAATCGATATGACTATATAGAATTTTTGAGGTTTATTATTCCTAGCGGACAGGATCAGTTACGTGCTTATGTAGTATTTGATTTGTGTAGAACAGAAACGGGTAATGAATCTAGCGGACGTGCAGTGCTTAGATTACGAAGAAACACTGATAATACAGCAGGTACTCTTTTTTATGTTACTAACTTCGGACGTACTACTCTTCCAGAATTACGCTGTACATCGGATGATGGTATAACATGGAGAATATGGATGAAATGTAATAAAAGTGGCTATGACCCATATATTGCAGTCAAGATAGTTGAGCAATATCCTTATGGGTATGTAACTACGCAAAATAATGGTACTACAGGAACACCTGAGGGAACAAGACATGTTTTTACTGCTTTATCGGCAGGAATTTCCAATGCAGCTAATTTTCTTGTTAATTCCCGTACCCTTTGGGGACAACCTTTCAACGGCACGGCTAATGTAAGCGGAGATATGACAGGTGTCGGTAGCATAACGATGAGCGGTGATTTGAAGATAGGAAACGGTACTTCTCCCAACACCATATATTTCTATGGAACGACAGGAGATTCACCGGGTGGCTATAATCATACATTTATTGCCGAAAGACTTGGTGGTACAGAAAGCAGTGAACTGGTATTATTTAAAGGGAATGACCTAGGTAACGATAATGAAGCTGTAAATGTAAGTAATTCGGGTCCGGATAGAATACGCCATATAGCCGCTGCCCACCTGTTCCAAACATACACATCACCTTTAGCGGGTTCAGTGGAGGACGTATGTACAAGTTCTGCCTTGAAAAGTTTATTTGGTATAGCAGCGAACAGGGTTACAAGTTATGTTCCGTTTATGTCTACCGTAGCAAGCGGTACGGCTCCATTTATTGTGGTAAGTAACACTGTTGTGGGTAATCTTAATGCAGACCTTCTTGACGGAGTACATTTAGCAGGACTTAGTGGAAGAGAGGGTGTTATGCGTTCTTGGCTTAGAGGTAGATACACTACTGTAAACCAATATTTTGGAAATGGAAACGTAGTTACTATTGACCCTAAACCTACGGATGATGATACCCTATCTGCAAATACCACTGTGCTAAGTCTAGGTGACTTGGCAATAAGAAATACTCAATTAGCTTTCTATTATGATTCAAACACGATTAAATACAGAAGGCATGATGATTTAAGGTGGAATGATTGGGTTGTGTTAATGCATAGTGGAAACTACGCCGACTATTCTGACGGACGCTACGTAAAGAAAGCAGGTGACACCATGACGGGGGATTTGACGATGAACAATACCAAAGGATTCAATATCGGATGGTCAACTAGAGTGGTTAAGACTTCGGGTGTTTGGATTCACGGTGGTAGTGATACAGCTTCTTCAACCGATGCAAATTTACGTTTCGGCTCACAGCAAGGTATAGGCTGGTATCCTACAATAGATTCTACCAGCGGTGTAAGACAAGGAAACAATGCCATGTGGCTGAATGTAAGAGCAGGGGCATTAGATGTACACAGCATCATTACTTCCCATAATGGTTATCTTGCTGCAAACTGGGATTCGGCTAGACGGTTGGTATTGGGCGGTGGAAGTACCCATGCTTGGATTGATTCAAGAAATTCAAGCAATAAGGTATTATGTAATATTGTTTTGCAAGATAATAAGGTAACTATCGGTAATTATGCTGAGTCAAGTAGATTTGTATCCACTGTAGGTACAGGAACCGCACCTTACCAATGTTCTTCTACTACATTGAATACCAATTTAAATGCGGACTTGTTGGATAATTGGCATATAATGGATATACCTAGAAATTATAATTCCACCGCTACTTATTCATTACAGTTCGCTCTAGGTGGTACTGATAATAATTGGAAAAAGATATTTGCTTGTTCTGAATCGGGAGCCGGACCGTATAGGTCAGTAACGGTTTGGGGAAGGATATGGTACGCCTATGGAAATCATGCACAGGATGAAGTCAGAAGTTATCACTTCTGTGCCATTTTCCAAATGAGAAGTGGACCTTCTGCTTCTGACAGCAATGTAGGAGATATTTCAAATTCAGCACGTCTTTATCTTCCTACATTCGCAAAAGGAATGGATAATATCCGTCTTGTACGTGTAGGAACAAACAATTTTGAATTGCAGGTGCGCCAGATTGGTTCATACAACAATGGGTACATACAATACCAATATTGGGCTAACGGTGCTAACGTTTCCGCATGGAGAGGATTGCAATCCACATCCAACACGTCTGTGGCTGTATCGGCTGGAGGTGCTTCCACGCTGGCTGACAGTAGGGCTTCTAGTGCGGATGTATGGACTACTGCAAGAACGTTCTATATACAGGATTACCATTCTGTCAATACTGGAGCAGGAGTTAGTGTAAACGGAGGTTCAAACTGTTATTTGAAGTTACCGAGCACAACTAGATTTTCCCGTATTGATTTTTCCACACCAAATGCGAATATCCGGCATAGTGGGAACGACAATGGAAATGAGGTTGGAAGTTCGACCTTATCAAATCTTGTCATAGATTCATGGTATGGCGTTTCATTTACTACTACTTGTTCTAGCACGTATCAGAACAAGATAGCCATGTCAGTGAACTGCCGTACAGGGCGTGTCACAGCGAACAATTTCCATGCTGCAACTAATATTACAGCAAACGGAGCAATTACAGCCAAGGCATCCTCTTCCGATATAAGGTTGAAAACCGATATTCAGGGTTATGATGCTATGGGTATTATCCGTAAATTCCGGAGTGTGAAGTATCACTGGAACGCTATTGCCAAGGAAAATTCCGAAGTGTTCAACCATGATAACTGGAATTACGGTCTTATCGCACAGGATTTGCTTTCCGGCGGTTACACCCAGTGGGTAAAGGATATATTCAATGATTATTATACCATAGACTATGAAAGACTTATCCCCGTTGTATGGAAAGGTTTGCAAGAAGTTGATGATGAAGTCACAAAACTGAAAAGAGAAGTAGCTCGACTCAATAAGAGAGTTAAGGAGCTTGAAAAATCCCTGTGTGCATAAACAGGGATTGCTTTTTGCGCTTTTTGGATAATATTGTTATATTTGGAACAAATAAAAAACCATTATATGAAAAAGATAATTATTTGGCTGGCAAAAGTATTCCATGTGGAACTTCCCAAAGCGGAAGTAATTAAGGAATATAAATGGATTCCCCTGGATGGTAAAATTACTGGGAATGTTGTCATTGAGGGAGATGTATTGATTAAGGGAAATGTAGAGGTTACGGGTAATCTTACCGCTACCGGGTATATTACCGCAAGGGGTTCGGATTCTGAAATAATTGCGCTTTATGAAGGGAATGTTTAATTTCGGGCTTCTTGGTATAAGAAGAGTTTTTGGAGGTGTGATGCCACCTAAGCCATCCATAGACAAATGGGTGAAAGAACACATGGTGTTTTGGTATGATATGTCAAAGCCTGTGGATGTTTATGCGGAAAACTTTAATAATTGGACGAAATACGCAGGCACAAAATGTACCGTGACAAACAAGAGCGTCAATATAACAAATTTTGGTAATATAGGTCGTCCGTCTATTTATATTGATACATCTAAAAAGTTTAATGGCATAACGATTACGGTAGATGGATTATTGGACGGTCAAGAAATAGCATGGGGGTACATTAACAATCCATTGGTAAGAATGCCTAAAAATGGAACTTATATACTAGAGCCTATTAATAGTTTAACAGAAACTATAGGTTTTAGAAGTATAAACATAGTTGGTGCTTGTAACATTACCATCACCCAGCTACCGTCAGGACAATCCGTTCCCACAAACGAGATACTAAAAGCCAATCCATATTTGCAGGATTTCAGTGGAAACAACAGACCGCTGAAATTGAACAATTTCATGTTCGCTGCAATGAGCGGTGTGGGTGGGTATGATATTGCTAGCACCTATATTCTACCCGATAGAGCAAACGTTACTGTTACGGATAACAGGATTATACATATTACTAAGAAACTATCCACCACAGATAACATGGTAAATATAGTTCCATCAAACTCTAACCCAACGCATAAGTTTAAGGTTACAGGTCTTTCTGATGGCAGACAAGTTAGTTTGGTAAACAGAAATGGCGGATTTTATACTTTTGACAACGGAGAACATGAAGTCACATTGACTTATCCAGAAGGAACTACATCATTATACAATGCCATAGGAGTTACAGGGGATATAGGAGATATGGACGTAACAATAGAGTTCCTGCCTAAATATCCCAACGCCCTAATAACTGATGGAGTGGATGATTACGGTGTTGTGGAGAACTTGCAGCAGGGCGTTAAGGTGTTGTTTACTACTATTAATCCGTTTGTTGATGGAAAGTTTATCTATGGCCAAAGACTGAATACTACTGAACCTTGGCTGTTTGCCGTATTCAATGACAAAGGTAGTATTGCTTATAATAGTAGGAACTCAAACGGCAAGACCTATATTGATGGAACACTGAATGAATCTACAATAGTTTCCGCTTTGTTAAACAAAAAGCAAATAATCACCATAGTAAATAATGATGTGACAGGTGATAAAACTAAAACTCCTGTATTCTTTAGCTATACTGACCATGATAGCGGATGGATTAGTTCAGCTTTCTACAACTCCATCGGTTTCGATTCAGTTCCCACCAAAGAAACTGACGGATTCACCGAACAGGATTTGATAACTTGGGTTATTGATAATATGATAAATGGAACCCCTCAAAGCGGGGTGTTTCCCTATGTTTTTCCTCTAAAAGTAAATTGACATGGAATTTACAGTTATACCGAAAAGTGATTTGGGTGAAATATTTTCTCCCGAAGAAATAAGTGAGATGCGGCACTCCGTTGACGGAAAAACAATAATGCTGCATTATGAGAAAGTCATGGAGAGGATTCCCATGCTCCTTTCCGCGGATTCTGAAACGGAATTTCCATACCCTGTGTATGAAAGCGGCTCAAAGGAGTTTGAAAATCTTCTGGAATCTAGTAACTGGAACAGTAATAATGAATAAATATGGCACATTCTAATGGAAAAATAACCGCACCCGTAGGCATTGATGCCGACATAGCACCTGTTTTGGGTGTGGGAAGTTATGATTTGGGGTATTTATGCTCCAATGCTCATGGAAAAATAAACCCGTGGGCACGGTACAAGCCTGTACGTTACGAAAGTCTTGCACCGGGTGAAAATGAAAAATGGTGGCAAGGATGGGATGGAAACTGTGGTATAATGCCTAAAAGAATTTCAAGTTATCAGGATTCCGTTAATTGGGCAAATGGAAGTATGAACGGATGGGAATACACCCCACCGACAGGTGGTAAGTTTCCATTTCGTGCCTTAGATTTTGATGGGTATAATCATAAAGCCAGAGCACCAATTGGCAATTTTCTTGTTCCCTCTCAGGCTATAAACCAATTCACAAGTAGCTCTTTCACTGCTTCATGTACCATTATGATGCCCTCAGAAGGTTCCCAATTGCTGGATGAGCTTAACATAGGGGATATTTCAACCGTAAAGGATTGCTATTTCGGAATATATGCGAAACAACGTAGTGGAAATCAGGGTAGAAGAGTTACAACAAAAAATAAAATAGGAAGTGGGTATGCTATGGCGGAAATGATAACTTATGGTATGCCTACGGGAACTTGGGATGTTTACCCTTTTCTCTGTACGGCAATTCTTGAGCAGGGCGCTTCTGATGTAGCCAATGACTGCTATTCAATACCTTTGTTATCAAGTAAGTCAATAGAGATTATTTCTTCTTATGTAAGCATTACCGTGCTTGCCGGACTACTTCCATCAATAGCTGGAAATACTACGGTTACTATAAGAGTAAGAAACAGTTCGTCAGGTACAATTACTTTCAGGAACAATGCTTGGCGGACACGTTTTATAAATAAGGATTTCAAAGACCCATTGGTAATGGGAGAACAATATGGCAGTATATCCAATTTTGATGTTCCTGCCGGCACTACCAAGGAAATGGAGATAACAGTATCGGTTTCGTCACAATTGGTTCAGGCTAAGAACGCCAAATTGTGGGTAAGTCTTAATAGTGCAAGTTACATAGACAGCTCCATATTCATGGTGGCTCCCGACCAATAAAATAATAAGTTATGAAAAAAGTGGATGTATTAATCAAAGGTAATCTCTGCTGCTCGGCAGCAGGGGGGGCTGATTGCTTGCCGGCAAATTCCCTCTGACTATGATGTAAGCGGGGCTGTCACTATTGAAGGTGACACCCGTTTTACTTCTATTGATGTAAAGGACAAGACTGTCCTAGTTCTGGGTCATATAACCGCTTTGGAGAAAGGAGGTAACAATGGCCCATTCTAACGGAGTGATTACCGCACCTGTCGGTATAGATGCTGATATAGCTCCCGTACTGGGAGTAGGTAGTTATGACTTGGGTTATCTTTGTTCCAACGCCCACGGGAAAATTAACAAATGGAGCAAAATCAAGCCGGTTAAATCCTCAGTGCATGGAGAGATAGGAGATGCGGAACGCCATGCTGTGGCATACGGTCTTAGTTTTAATGATAGCAGTCCAGACCCAGAATACGTTAATACATAAAAATAGCCCACTTATTAGGTGGGCTTTTTCTTTTTAATACATAACTACTTGATAATCTATGTACCATTGGGTTACATTTCCATAAGACGGTGGACTTCCTGCATCCACTGTGTCCATACGGGTGAAAGATTTTGGTATGTTGGCACATGATGGCATGGACATATTTCCTGACCATGAGCCTGTATAGGAACCGTCTTTAGCCCTCCATCTATACCGTGCATAAGGTCTACCAGCGGAAGCCACATAATTACTGGAAGTATTATTGGTAACGCTAAGCCGGCATTGTGCGGAAGTACCTCCATCACCACCCACAAGAGAACCTGTAACAGCAAATCCCGAAGCATTGGCGGTAGTTTCTCCAATATAGATGTACAAACTCTGTGTAACAACTATGGGCTTTTTTACAAGTCCGTCAGAGGAACTGGGAATCATGCAGAGAACATTCCCGTTATAGTCGCAGAAATATCCTTTAAGATAAATAAATGTATCTCCAAAAACTATAAGCCCGTTTCTTAGTAGTTCCAAAGAAACCCTACCTGTATCGGCAATATCACTTACAGTGAATGTTCCAGAATCCACAAGAACATTGTTTTTATTGTAGACTTCTACCTTTATTTTCATGTTAGCCCATGTAAACCCACCTAAGATACTCCCCCAATTATATCTAGGGTCTGCCCAGTAAGGAGTTATTGTAAGCGTCCATCTTACAGCAGTAGAACTTACAGGATTAAGTAACAGTTCATTGTCTATTGTAGGAGGCTTGGCGTTGTGGTCATATCCATCAAAGTCTAATGCCCTGTACCATGTTTTCGGGGCATCATATACTATGGTCTTGTTTACCGAATCATAGATAAGACCCGGAAGATTGGCATTGTTAAAGTCTGGAGTATTGGCTTCCTTAGGTTTTATATAGCTCCATTTGTTAATTTTCCCGTGGGCGTTGGAACAAAGATAGCCAATAATTTGGTGACAACAGATTTAATTTATTATATTTGTGGAGTTATATAAGCACATCTTAAGGTAAAAATTATGGAAATTAAATTCAATTCGTTACAACAGGCTACTATCGGAGTATCGGGTAGTGATGTTACCTATGAATGTACAGGTAACGCTAATGTTTCTGGAAACGTTCTTAACTCATTTGACGGGGGAAACATCTCCAAGAAAAATGATGGAACACATCTTGCGACTTTCAGTTCTTTTAGAGATGAACAGATGAGTATAAACTTTGAAGGCGGTTCTCCGGAGGACTGGCCCAATCTTATAAAGGTTGCCAATACTTTCCTGTCCAATTTAAGAGAGAAAATAGGAACTATTGATGTAGGTACAATGAAAATTTAAACTAAATATTGATTATGGCTGAAACTAAGAAAGAAAAAGGATTGACGCTCACAAAAGGAGAAACCATCCAGTTGGCTGCAACCTTAAAAGAGTTACATTATGGTAGCCTGTCCTCTGACGGGGCAATGAAATTATTGAAGAACACCCTTAGTGTATGCAAGGAACAGGATGCTGCCGAAAAGGCGCAACAGACTATTGTCAAAGGTTTCCGTACCGATGAATACAAGATGTTGAGCGAAAAGGTGCAGCAGAATGACGCTACGGAAGAGGAAAAGAAAAAATTCGATTCCTTGAACCGCACGGCAATGAACAAAATCAATGAACTTACAGATATTCTGTACAATGAAGAGGTAACTCTTGAAGTACAGAAATTCACCGATGAGGAATTTGATAAAATCCGTGAGGCTAACAAGGATAAAGTTACTAACGGTGGATTTGTCACCATTTATAAGTGGCTATGCTAAAAGGATTACAAAGCAGGTTTCTGTTGGTTGATGGAAAGTTTAACCTTACTTCCGGAGTTGAAAAGCATAAGGACAGTATTTGGTTTTATTGTGTGTTCGATACGTTCCGCATATATGCTTCTGATTTCGGGGCAAAGTTTGTCAACTTCTTACAGAAGCCGGCTTCCTTTTTCGTAATGAACAGGACACTTATAATCGGTAACTTGCAAAAAGGAATCAAGAAATACATTCCCGGCGTTTCTGTAAAGACCATTGATGTGGGTTATTTCGCCAACGACAGGACCGAATATCATTTGAAGATAGAATATACATCTACGGATGATAGACAGAATAAGATTGATGATGTGACTTTCGTATAGCCAGTTGTGATTTGCTGTTGTGACTTGCTTCAAATTTAAACTATAACTTTACTATGGCTCAGACAAAGGAAGAACTTTTAAAATACTTCGCCAGTCTTGACGTGGCACGCTTGCAGAAATTGCAGAACTATTCCAAACTGCTCATAATTCCGGAAGAGGATTTGCTCTCAAATGCCACCATGTCACAGATGGTTCAGAAAGCCCACTCTCTGGCTGATTCCCTTTTTCCCGAATGGACTGACCGCAGCGAATCGGACTTCGGAGAGTTCCTAGTGGAACTGTTCGCCATTTTTTCGGAAAAGGATTTTTGGTATCTTAACGCTTTCGCCAATGAAAGCATATTGAGAAAAATGCGTTCTTACAGCAATGCTTTTTCCAAGGCATCCTCTATGGGTTATCAGGCTATCACCTGTAAGAGTGCTTCGGCTAGTTTCAATGTACAATTCGTTGCCGGACCTGCTGCCACATATCACAGGGGCGACCTGCTTGTAAGTGTGGGTGACAGGAAATTCACCAACTGGGATGAGTTTTCATTGCCTGTAAATGCTGCCAGCACCACCAAACAGATTACTTTGCATGAGGGTACACTTTATGCGGAGGATTTCATGTTCAGCGGTTATTCGGTACTGGTAAGAAAGGAGAATATTGATATAAACAGCATTTCCGTGGTTATTGACAATATAACCTACACACGGGTGAACAATTTCGGGTTCTCATCTCCCGAAAGCACGCATTACCTAGTCATTCCGGAAGAGGACGGTTCCGTTGGGATATTCTTCGGTGACGGTACTTATGGAATAAAACCACCCATAGGAAAGGCTATCCATGTCGAGTACAGGAAATCAAGCGGTGCTGACGGAAACCTGTCTGTCCAGAACGCTTCCGTACTGGATTCCCTTGCATCACGCAGCGCAACTTCCGTAACCATGCTTACGGCTTCCACTGGAGGTACTGACGCGGATACATTCGCTGCCATACGTGAAAAGGCTCCCACTTATTTTGCCACAAAACGGGCTGTTATCAATGAGGAAATTGCTGAAAAGACACTCAACAATTTCCCGTTTGTACATAAGTCCAAGGTAAAGGTAATGGGTAGACAGGTAAGCTACATGGTTATTCCTACTTCGGGTAACGCGGAACTTAATTCTTCCGAGCTTTCCACGCTGAATACGGAATTTGTTCCCTATGTTATGGGCGGTTATGAGGCTAACCATGCAAACAACCAGTATGTGAATCTTCTTACAGCACTGGGTGCTACAAAATTCATAGTGGACGCTGTTGTCGCTCCCGGCTATGATATGGCTTCCATACGTAGCGGTATCTTGCAGGTGATAAGCGATGTCACCAATCCTTTGGTACGTGCGGAGTATGGAGTGGGCATAACCAAATCGGGTCTGGATATTCTTATCCGTTCCTCTGTTGCCGGAGTTCAGAACTGTACGTTCAAAAAACTTTCAGGAAGTTCGGAATCAATAATTCCCGAAGTTAGTTTAGGAGAACTGGAGATTTTCAGTACAATTGACACATCTAAAGTGGAGGTAAGATTAAATGTCGTTTAAAAGTAACATACCGGAACAGGTGCTTGCACACCCCAATACGAGAAAGTTCGTTTCCGTGATGGATGGGGTAAATGAAGTGAAATCGGATATTATTTTCACTTCATTACGTGCATATAATCCGGCACTTCTCCTTGATAAGAACTGGCTGCTTAAACGTCTGGGTGACTATGGGGTTGATTTCATACCTATGGAGTTTCCGTTACCTGTTATACAGCAGTTTCTTCTTAATGCGGATATTATCCTTGGCACAAGAGGGAGCAAAAAAGGCGTTGAACTGTTTCTTAGCGTAATGACACTGGGAACGGTATCGGTAAATTTCAATTCCTTTTATGCAGACCCACAGGTGTTGCTTCTCAACTCCCTTATACAAGGGCATATAGTAGGTGACACGACAGACCCCAAGTTCTATCTTATAGGTAACTCGGATATAATAAATCCTGCGGTTACTTTCTCGGCTACGATAAACAGCAAATATTTCGGTACTTCATATAAGGATATTATTGTAAGTACAATAAAAAAGGTGCTTCCGTCATGGTTGGGTTTCAGTCCTAACAAGACCATAAACATTACCACCAATACGGCAAGCAGCTATTATTTTCATCCGTTACTAAATCCGTATTTTGTATGAGTGCAATCATAGAAAGAGCGTTCAATAAGACGCAGAAAATTATCCGTGCGGTTTTCAGAGGTTCCCCTAACCTTATAACCACATCGGATTTGAACCGGCAGTTCGAGAGCATGAGGTATCAGGCTGACCGGATAGACGAACGTATCGGTGTAGTTAGCGACCTCTCACTTAAAGTGGAAGTTGAGGATAATACTTGGACTATCACACCGTCATTTACTTATCTTGAAGCCAAAGGTCTTGCTTTCAGTCCGGCAAAATCGGCTGTTTCATTGTTTAGCGAGAGTGGGGTTTATCTTTGCTTAACTGCTGATACTGAAACAGTTACGTATGCTTCGGACTTTAGCCATGAAATTGCCGGCGCATCATTTTCAGACGGTACTTCTATGGCTTCCGCAGACCAGTTGGTGTACAAGAACGAGAGCATAGTGGTTGTAAAAGACCCGTCCACGCTTAATAATTTGGTAGCCGTTCTGGCACGCTGCACAAAGGATGCCACAATCATTTACGCCATACCTAACAGGTCTACCATACAGGACTACGTGAAATCCGTGGTTAATCCTCTTTTAAGCAGAATACAGGTTCTGGAAACGGCTATTATAAATACCGTTACCGTGGGAAGTATAATGATGTGGAACAAATCCCTCTTGGGAAAAGTCACTATCGAGGATATAAAGAACTCCATTCCTTATGGCTTCGTTCCCTGTCACAGACTTATGTTGGGTTCTGCCACAGCCAATACCGAATTTGCGGCATGGTCTGCCTACTGTAAGGAACTGGGATTCACGATAACAATGACCGGAGGTTCCACATATTCAATCAATTTCGCACAGATTTCAGGAGTTCCGCTTATGGACGGACGTTTCCCGTTGGGTCCTAATACTGCCTACACTTTGGGTTCTACCGGAGGTAATGAATCCGTTACGCTTACTGAGAGCCAGCTTCCACCGCATACCCACGTATATTCCGGAACAAACAAGGATGTCGGCAGGTCTTACAATTTCACCAAGGCTAACGGTAAATCTGGAACTTATTCCAAAACCCAAATTGCGGAAAATGGTTCGGGAGCGGATGGTAACGACAACAGAAGTGCGGCTTCCGAAACCACATCCACAGGTGATGGCGGTGCAGTTAATATAATGCCCCCGTATCTGGCGCTTTACTTTATTATAAAGATAAAATAGGTTTTTCCGGCATTTGTTTGTTTCAAAAACTTTTGTATCTTTGTATTGGTATTTGATGCTAATTCTCTATGTCTTTATCTAAGGTTGGACCCAGTGATGGGTCTAGCCTTTATATTTATATATCATATAATATTAAAAACGAAATTATTCACTCTAAATACTTATTGCGAAGATGGAAGTTGGAAGTAGCTTGATTTTAAGCAGTGCCGAAATAACAGCTTTGGGTAGTACGGTTGACGAGGTACTTGAATCATTAACCTTACCCAATCCCGAATATCAGAACAAGATACGTTTCGGACGTAATAAGAAATTCTATTCAACCATACCCAAGACTCTCTGTTATGTATCACGTGAGGGTTCCGGCTATGTTTTACCCCGTTACTATTTTGGTGAACTTGGAAAGTACGGTAATGAGGGAAGAAACATTGACGGAAAATTCAAATTCGCACTACGTGATTACCAACAGACCTTTTGGGATGAAAACAAGAAACATCTTGAGGAAAGTACCGGAATACTCCTTGAGGGTAAATGTGGTAGTGGCAAGACAATAATGGGGTTGTGGATTTCCCTTGAACGTGGAAAACAGACCCTTGTACTTGTTCCTACTTACTACCTTGCAAAACAGTGGCAGCAGAGAATATCCGAAGCGACCACCTGTTCCAGTATTGTTATAGGCAGTTCCGATACCGAGATTCCCGTTGACAAGGATTTTACCATAGTTGTTATGGACTTGTTCTCATGCAGGGTTCTTCCGGAGGAACTGGTAAGGAATGTCGGTCACGTGATAATGGATGAGGCCCATAGAATCGGTGCTGAAACCTATTTACCTATCCTAAAGGAAATTCCGGCTAAATACCGTACTGCACTTACAGCTACTTTCAGACGTGCCGATGGGGTACACCGCATACTTAAATATCATTTCGGGCTACATTTGGTTATGGCTAACGAGTTTCCAAGACCTCATGTTTACGCAATACGTACAGGTGTTACCATTGACAAGATATTCTCCAGCAAGATTCCCCATGAAAGATTTTTCCGCTTCATGGATGAGAACGGTCTTAAATACCATGAATCTACGGGGGCTGTCGAGTTCAAGGCTACTGACCGGCTGAAAAAACTTATTGAAATGTGGCCCACAAAAAACGTGGAGAAACAGGAGTTACGCAGGGTGATGAAAAAGGCTACCGACCTTAGTTATCCTGTTATTGACGGGTATCTGAACGACCACTCAGGAAGAAGAAAACTTATGATTAACCTTATAAGGAAATGCCTTGATGCCGGAAGAACCATACTTTTCCTCTCCAAGAGAAAGGACACCCTTAAAGCCCTTACCGAATTTTTTTCCACCTATAAGCCCATGCTTATCATATCTGAAACCAAGGAACGTACACCCGAAGAGGAAGCGTACCTGCAAAATGAGTGCCGGCTTATATTCGGAGTGACACAACTTGCGAAAGAGGGTTTGGATATTGACCGTATTGATACCCTTATTATACATCTGCCCATGAAAGACACGGAACAAGCCATAGGGAGAACCACACGTATTCACCCAAACAAGAAATACCCTGTGGTGTTTTACCCGTTGGACAATTGTCCTCTTACTTATGCCACTTTTAGCAATGCTCAGAAATTTTTCAAAATAAACGCAGAGTATAAGGGTATTCGTAGTATTCAGACCATAGATGCGGTTTTGTAGTTGGAAATTTTTCCGGCATTTGGCAATATATTATATATTACTTATATTTGTTCCTGTTAAAATCGTAGTAGTTTTATGGTAGTATTAAGAATTGTGCAGGAACTGACCAAGATGGTCATGTTCATTCTTCTTTGGGGTACTCCCCCACTTATGGCATGGGTTTATTCCTGTGCGTTTTACCTACTTTTGTATTTTGTTTCCATAATCGGAACATTTATTCTTTTCTCTCATTTTGAAAAACTGGAATATGGAAAAACCAATAAGACCTAACAGACGTGAAAGACGCTTGTTATTGCGAAAAGGAAAACGTGGTGAGGAATACACTACGTATGTGGATAATAAGGGAAACGAGTTCGACTATAAAATCGCGGCTAAACTTTCCTCCTTTCTTAACATCATGTGGGGGTGCACCAAAAGGGGTTTCCCAGTAGTTGTTCCCTATCTGAGATACAATGCTTGGGCGTTTTATCCTTTCTTTTTTATACGTAAAAATGTGCGGAAAAATTTCCAGCAGTCACTTACGCTAATCAATCACGAAAGGATTCATGTCGTTCAGCAAAGGGATATTCATGTAACAATAAGCCTTCCCCTTGTGGTTCTTTGCTGTCTTGCCGAAGCATTTGGATGGTTCAATCCTTTTTATTTACTTTGTTGCATCCCTTTCACGCCTACAATATTATACGGTGTTGAGATGATACGTTCCTTTCACAATTTGGTAATGAGGGAAACGGTATCGGGTTCACCGATTACATTTGAAAAAGTCCGGGCTAATACTTGTTTCGAGCGTGAAGCCATAAGCAGAAGTACCAACCTTAATTATCTTATACAGAGAAAATTTTGGGCGGTAGCCGATTATTTCTAATCAAAAAACAATAAACCAATTTTTAAATAACAGATATATGAAAAAGTACATTGGAACAAAACAGATTGAAGCTGAACCTATGACAAGAGGTGATGCGTGGGGAAAACATCTTCTTAGAGAAAAACCGTCAACGGAAAATTTCGATGATGAGGGCTATCATGTCCGTTATGAAGATGGGTATGAAAGCTGGACACCTAAAGATGTGTTTGAAAAGGCATATAAGATTGCAGAAACACCAGTTGACCGTATGCAGATAGAAGCCGAAGAACTCAATGGAAGATATGTAAAGTTAGCCGCTTTCATAGATTCAGGAAAAATGGATGAAGTAGTTAATGATATATACAACAAGTGTTTACTGGAAATGCAGTGTTGTACAATGTTCGACTATATACGGCTTCTTGATACTCGCATACAGCGTATGCAAGGTTCTGATAGCGCAGAAGTGCGGAAGATGAACTTTGGTATGGCTATTATGGCTCTCAAAGCAGGTTATCCAATTCGTAGAAGCGGTTGGAACGGGAAAGGATTAATGGTAGTCAAACAGGTTCCAGCTCATATAGAGAGTGATGTTATTCCAAAGATGCAATCTCTTCCGCAATCTGCAAAAGACCTTATTCTTAAAGGTAAGGGTTTCATTGACTATACTAGTCAATGCCTTATTTACAACGAGAACACCGGGCGTGCTGATTCATGGGTTCCATCTATCAGTGATGTGTTTGCCGATGATTGGGAAATTGTTCTTTCCTAATATAAGAATACGCAGATATAGGTGTGGTTGGAAATCTTCCATTTGTTTGGATTCTCCCTACCATAACCTATTATGCGTAGGTTCTTTTTACTGCATGATTTGCCCTAGGAACAAAGGGGTACTCAAGATACTCAATCTTAAATTTATAAAGTGTATGAAAATTAAGTCTGCAAATATTAGGGCTGAAAAACTTATAATTACCGACAGCTCCACAAAAGAGGACTATAAGAAGGTTCTTTCCCTTAATGTAGGGGATGTGTTCAAAGTTGAAGGTGACTATGAAACGTGCCTAGTGCGCCTTAAGGAAGTACGTGCCGAAACTGAGGGTTCTCCCGAAACGTTCGGAGTATGCCCTATAACTCCGGGCACTTCCTTATTCACTGTCTACGGACCACAGCATCTTATTGTTACTGATAAGATGTAAAGTCAGCATTTTGTCCGGCATTTGGACATTTTAAAAACAAAACGTATATTTGAAGTACAAAATTAAACAAAACGCTTACCCGTTAAAACGGTAGGCAACATTATTAATCTTTTAAAATTAAACTATTATGGTATTCGGAAAAATTAAACCAGTAGCTACAATCGTAGCACAATTCGCAGCAGGTGTTGAAGTTGAGTGCATCCAACATGAAGGTAAAATGTTTATGCCTGTCATTGCAGGTGACTTTGACACAGTAGATGATGGTAAAAAAATTGAGGATTCTCCTGCACCTAAGAAATCCGCACCCAAACCGGCTCCGCAAGAGGAAGAGGCTGCTGACGAAAAAGTCTATACCGAAGATGAACTGATGGATATGGACGTTAAGGAACTTACCAAAATTCTGAAAAACGACTTTAAAATAAATCCGGATGATTTTGACGGTAAGAACACCAACAAGAAACTCCGTAATCTGATTCTTGATGCACAGGAAAAAGGTGGTGATAATTCTTCTGATGCAGAAGCAGAGGATGAAAAGCCGGCTCCGAAAAAAGGTAAGTCAAAAGTCGAAGAGGAAGAAGAAACTGAGGATGGTAGTGATGATGAACTGATTGATAACATTGCCGATGTTCTTGAGGACTTCGACAGTGGTAAGAAGAACAAGAAAAAGGCTGTTGCTGCAATTATCGCTTTCGCTGAAAATGAAGATGATGTTGATGCAACAGCGGTGAGTGAAGCCCTTTCCGATTTTGAAGATGATGAAAAGGCAAGCATTGATGTTATGGCTGAACAAATTGCCAAACTCCTTACCAAGAAAAAAGGTAAATCCACTGCTGCAAAATCAAAGAAAAAACCTGCTGAACCGGAAGGTGAGGATGTTGAAATAGACGACCTTGAAAAAGGTGATTTGGTTGCCGTTTACTGGGATGATGAAGAAACCAAAGGATGGTTCAACGGTAAGGTTTCGTCAATCAAGAAAGGTATTGTGAAAGTTAAATATGATGATGGCTCCGAGGACGACCTTGACCCAGAAGTTCATACAAAGATTCGCAGACTGGAAGAGTAATCCGATTACCATTTAGTTTGAGAGCCGATGGTTAGTTCCTTCGGCTCTTTTTTGTTTCACCTAATTTTCAAGACTTATGCCAAAGAGAAAAAAATCAGTTACATTACTAAGTAATGAGCAACTTGCACTCCAAGGATTGGAGTTCATAAATAAAAAGGAACAGGAAAAAGCCATAACCAATGAATTGAAAACATTACGTGTTCCTTTGGAAGATGCGGTTATGGAAATCGGTAGTGAAGATGAAAAAGGTAACAAGTATATCATACTGGAACACGCTGACAAGGAGATTGTCCTAAAGGAAACCTTGCGGTGTGGGAAATCCTTGCTTCCCGAAGCCATAGAAGTATTGAAAAAGAACGGGTTCAAACATTGCATAGAGAAAGTGGAAGTTATCCGTGAATCCGTACTTGAAGATGCCATACTTAACGGTGAGATTGACGAATCCATACTTTCACAGATTTACGGTATGAAAACATCTTATGCTTTTTCCGCTTCTTTAAGAAATCGGTTCGATGGAGAAATTAAAGACTAGAACATTCAAAGTTAACGGTATAGTCGTAAAGGTTGTTACCGTTATGGGGTTTGCCCGTATAATCGGCAAGAGTGCCAGTACCGTAAGACGGTATGAGCACGAGGGTACTATTCCTCCTTGTATCTTTAAAATAAAAGGATACCGATATTATCCCGTATCTCTTGCCGAGGAAACGGCAAAAATAATTGAAACTTTCAAGGGCAGTGAAAGACCTCCTGCCGAGAAAGTCGCTCAGATACATGAACTTTTTGAAAACGAACGGAGAAAATATGCCTACTAAATCAACTCTCAAGAAACCTGCTTTGGAGGTTAGAAATGATGCTTCCGTATATTACGAGAAATCACTTACAAAAAATTTGGGTGACTATAACTCTGCAAAGATAACTGTCGGAATCACATTGCCGATAAATCCTACCGAGGAAGTTTTGGCATCCGTGAAATCCACCATTGAAATTGCGGACAATATTGTTACCGAGGAATTGAAAGTACAGGTTGCTGATTTAGATGAGAAGTAATGAACAGTCTATTCAAGTTACGGAAGAACATGGCTATCACAGGTCTTGTTCCTTTCAAGTATTTGCTATATGCTGCATTACTTACCAAGGTAACTTCCTTTGAACCGGAAGATAGTGACGAGAAGTTCGGTGTATTCTCTGAGAACATATCCGACTTGTACGACTATTTTCCGGAGTTCAATTCCAAGAAAAACAATGAGATTGATAAGGCTCTTGACGATTTGGCGGATGAGGGTCTTATCAGTTTTGACGCAGAAAATCCCGAACTTATTTATCTTGGGGAGTTCAGAGGAAGGAAGTTCTTTACCTTTGAAGTTAAGAGCAGTTTGTTTGAGGAAGCCAAACAGAAACTTGACGATGCCATAAAGGCGTATGGTAAATCCCGTTCCGCAAAAGACAAATCACGGAGCAGGTATATACGTGAGCAGATTGACAAACTGATTGCCGAAAAAGGTGTTGAGGCATTTACTCCGAATGATTTTACAGACCTGCACAGTTACCTGTATGAAATGTACACAGGTGGGGAGGTGTATATCATACGGAGTAAAGTCGAATATTTCCAGACCAACAATATGCTCAAGGCGTATGACAGGTTTACTGTTTTCGCAATTCTTATAGAGGGAACTTTGAACTATGACGAGTATTCCACAAGAGGTGTGCCCACACTTACAAATGTGGCTTACCGAAAGGATGATATTTTCCGCAAACTTACCAGAACCGATTCTGACAGTAAGGACTATATGCGTGAAATGGATACTACTGATGGTTCATTTTAATATTATACTATGACACAGAAAGAAACTGAATATTATTTGTACTGTGGGATAAAACTCGGTTGGCATGATAAGACCTTTGCCGACTACACCAATGATGAGAAAGCGTTAAAGATGGTACGTAACTATATACGGAAATCCGATGAGTTTGTCAATGACGGATTAGGAATGTATCTTTGGGGGAGCAATGGTACAGGAAAATCACATTTGCTTAATTGCGCTTTCAAGAGATTCATTGAAAAGGGTTACACAGTTAGGTTGTTCTCTATGGATGAACTTGTTGACAAATATACAAGCTCGTGGTATTCTGACGAACAGAAACAGGACTTGACCAAGATTCTCCGTGATGTACAATTTCTAGGTATTGATGAGTTCGGAAAGAACGTGGATTCATCAGGAGAACCATTACCGATACCGGATTTTGTAAAACGGGTGATTGAATCAGTAGTCCGTTACCGTGTTCAGATGAAACGCCCCCTGTGGATAACATCCAATACGGAACCTAAATATGTCAAGAAGGTATTTTCGGAAGATGTCGCTTCCCTGTTGAGTGAGGCGGTTGTTACCGTATGCGTTACAGGTGGTGATTTCAGAAAGACTATTGCCAGTAGGAACAAAAGAAAATTAATGTAACAATGACCGAGGGAGAAAAGTTGATGGTTGCTTGCTTGAAACGCAAAGACCAAAAGATACTATCGCTTATCCAGCGAAAATGGTTGGATGGTGCTGAGATACGACAACATAAGTTTATCATGGACTACTATCGTGAACATGGTGAGATTATGGGTGTGAAATCTTTCTGTGAGAGATTTAAACTGGATTCGGGAACTGTGGATTCCCGACCCAGTTACTATCTCAACAATGTAAAGGAAAGATTCATATTCGCCACTATGACCGACAATATCCCAAGAATATTGCGTGGGATAAAGGACGACCCCCGTGAGAAACTTTTTGAGTTGCAGTCTTTGATAGGTATGCTTTCGGTGGATGCGGTTGAAAGTAAGGATGTGTTATACTCCGATGATGTGGAAGCACGTAAGGCTGATTACGAGGAACGTATGAAATCTTTAGGTGTTACATATCTTTCCATGGGGTGTGATGATTTGGACAAAACTTTCTTCGGATACCGTAAACAGGATTTAATTACCATTGGTGGTAAGGCTGGTCAAGGTAAATCGTGGCTGCTTGTTTATCTGGCTTATCTTCTTGAACAGACCATACTTGACCGTATGGAAGCCACGGAAGAAACTTTCGGTGATATACTGTTTATCACAAATGAAATGGGAGAGGAAGAAATAAAGGAGCGTATTGACTGCATCCGTTTCAAGCTCCCCTATGAGAAGTTTATGAAAGGTACATTATCCGAAAGGGAAAAGTCACGCTATTATAGAGGTCTTGACGCTCTTAAAAAACATAAGTCCAAGATAAGGATAGTTTACAGTTGCCAGACCATTGACGAACTTGCAACCTTTATGGGTCTGTACCAGCCTAGTGCGGTATTCGTGGACGGTTCCTATCTTATGGAAAGTAAGATGCAGGAGGGTTGGGAGAAAATAGTCTACATTACCCGTAATCTGAAACGGCTCGCAAAAAATTTCAAGACACCCATTATCAATACCACACAGTTGAAGCGTGGTTCCTCAAAGACAGCCAGTAAGTTTTCTATGGACGGTATGGAAGATTTTGCATACGGTAACTCATTCGTGCAAGATTCGGATATTGCCATAAGAATGTTTCAGGATGCCGATATGAGGTTTCACGATATAATCGGTTGTGAAGTTGTAAAGGCAAGACGTGTCGTTTCCGGAACTACTCTGATTTTCCAGAATGATTTGGATAATATGCTTCATTCAATTACCTTAGCTAAAAAAGAGGAAGATGAAAGACCGAAAGTCGAAACTAAAACAGACTATTGATTTTGTGGACATGAACGGTGTGGGTACTGTCAGATGCCATGATGGATTTCGTGACGTTATGGTGTACGGGTACTTTCATAGATACCATTGGGATTTCATTGTCCATCAGGATGTGGAATTTCCCGACTGCTACATAGTAAGTGAGGCATCTACCGGAATGTGTATGACCGACCCATGTTTCGCTGTTATGGAGGATGCCTTGTCTGCGGCACTTTCCGTTATTGACGAAAAACGGTATTATTTTTTCACCCGTACAAAAGATGTGCTCGTGGATGGAAAGTACAACCTTAATAATAGAAACACGAATCCTTTAACTTTAGGAGTTATGCAGTTATGTATGAATTAAGAAAAGAAACAGGAACAACTTTTGTTTATGGCTATGATGGAACACATGGTGAAATAAAGGCATTTGATTTCCTGTACAGCCATGTTATGTACCATGAGGGTTTTAAGTATTATGTTGGGCATACAGACGGTTATCCCAAAAGGATTGCATTGGTTGAAGCCAATTCCCATGCCTTTGCAGTTACTTATCAGGAAACGGTTCCCAACATAGCTGCAAAAAAACTTTGTGACTTTTATATGTTCAAGCTCAAGAAAAAAGGCCTTGATGTTCCATCGGCTGTTGACAGTTTTAATTCACGGAATAATTTATTTATTGATATATGGAAGATAATAATGTAAGACCGTCTTTCTTTAAGAGAATCGGTTTGTTTTTTCAATTCTTGTGGGAAGTAGTCAAGAATAACTATGTTTCCTTTATTACATGGATGCTCATAGTTATTTGTGTGTTGTTCGTTGTCTGGCTGTTCATTGAGCCTATCGTATGGTGGACACCTATATCTGAGGTTCGGTTATACGTCCGGGCATTTCTTATCATGTTTGCCATAAGCACTTTCTCTACATTACGACTGTATAATTCCATTGTAATAAACAGCCGTTTTGCTTTGAAGTTGCGTGAAATACTTACCCGTATTGAAAGATTGCTCCCACGCATCAATCAGGTTATGGAATCATCCCGTACATCCGCAAAGGAGAATACAAGTGCCATGACAAGACTTTCTGCCAGTCTGAAAAAATTGTCGGAAGCTATGGATGATTTCAACAGAATGGAGAATAACAAAAATAACAGAAGAAACAATGACTGACTTACTGGAGGTATTCAAAGACTTCAATCCGCAGAAAATGACCAACGGGCAGATTCGTATGGAATGCCCGTTCCGTGAAAATCATCCAGACGGTAGCGGAAGAATGTCATTCTTTGTATCTCCCGATAAGAACGCCTATCATTGCTTTTCCTGTGGAGCACACGGAAACCTAGTACGTTTGCTTACCACGAAGTTCGGAGTTAATTATTTCGAGGCGGTGGAAATGGTCAACCTTGTTGACTACCATCCCGAAGAAAAGGAGTTCGAACTTGATTTAATGTGGGATGTGAATAATCCTCCGCAGGAATTTCTTAAAAGGGGTTTGCGCAGAGATACTTTGAAACATTTTCGTGTGGGCATGATGGACAAGGAATGGTTCGTTATTCCTTATTACAAGGATTTCTCCAATCCGGACACTTTGCTCGGTTATCAGAGAAGATGCTATTATCCCGACCGGAAAGTTCGTAACAGTAAAGGGTTCGATAAAAAGAACTACCTGTATAATCTTGACTTTTCATATAACTATGTAGTAGTTGTGGAAGGTCAGACTGATGTTATGCGGTTGTACCAGCACGGTTATAATGCCACGGGTATCATGGGTGCTGACTTAAGTAACTGGCAGGCTGAACAGTTGGGAAAGTTTGACAAAGTGTACCTTGCCCTTGATAATGATACTGCCGGACGAAAGGCTACCGAGATTTGTTATCACTTACTTAAAAATCATACCGAGGTGCTGTTAGTTCCTTATCTCAGCAAAGACCCGGAAAAATGTATATCTCCGAAAGTATGGAGCAGGGCGTTTAATAACTCTACCGATTATCTGCAATATTCTATGGAAATGACAATGAACTGGGATTCATATTTGGACTTATGTACCGAGGTACAAAAAGAATTGGAGGCAAGAAATGACTAAGATATTATCAATCTGCGATTATTTGCTTATTATACATATAAGCAATGAAGAGGATGCTATAAGTTATTTTGAAACACATCTCAAAATAGCACCATTACAAAGTTTGGTAGTAGCTATCAGTTTTCCTAAGACTGATGTTATGAGAAATATAGAAACATCAAATCATGTATTTGATTATTTTACAGGTGACACTGTGCCCTTTGTAAAAAAGTGGCGTGAGGTATTTAAACCCTATAATGATGAGAATGACCCCATAGCTTACTTGGATGAGAAACGGTCAATAAAAGTAGGTCCTTTTGACACATTTTCCTATGAACATAAAATACCATTTGATACACTAAGGTATCTACGGGATGAAACATACGTAGACCATATTGTTTATGAGAATAGGAGAAATCTACTTGACAGGCTCATCACTAATGATTCATTGTGGGAATCTATGATACATATAGGTGCTACCCCTGAGGGTGTTGAAATAAGGGAAAGACTAAATGTAGTCAAACTAGAATCCGCTTCTACTTTAATCGAGGAATTAAAGGCTCTTAGAAAGGATTTGCATTGATGAAAAAATTTTCTTATATTTAAGTGTGATTAATAAAAGCACATTCGTTTTATTTTATGTGTAACCGGCAATACAATGCCATTTAAAATTAAAGATTATGCCAAGTAAGACTATTGGACGTACACGTTCAAGACGTGGTGGTGATGAAAGTTCACCAAGAAGTTCTAAAAGAGAACAAGGTTGGGGTGCTGTTGCAAGACGACAGGAAGAAGTTAAAAAACGCATTGAAGAAGCTGAAAACTCTCTTCGTGAATTTTGGCTTAAAACTGGTGAAAGCGCCATTATCCAGATTCTCCAAGAAGAACCTTATTGTTTTGATGCACATCAAGTGAAAGACAAAAGAGGAAAATGGACTATTGTTCCCTGTCAATTGAATACAGGAAAACATTGTGTCCTTTGTTCCGATGGTGTCAAACAGACATGGCGTGCTGCTTTCAAGATTCTTGATTACCGTGGTACTTGGGACAGTGATAAGAAACGGTTTAAGAACGACAAACCTGTTGAAAAGATATGGATTGTCGGTTCTACTGTCGCTAACTCACTTAAACAGATTAGGGATAAGGACAAGAAAGGAAGAGAACTTAATCAAATGGTTCTTGAGGTCACACGTTCCGGCGAGGGTAAGGATTCCACTTATAACTTCGAGCAGGCTTTTGACGAAGA